GAGATGCCGTTATTGCTCGGAATGCTAGGAATCGCGGGAATGCGCAGTGTGGACAAGGCGTTTAAAACAGACACAAAGGGGAAACAAAATGGCGTTTAAATTATCACAAAGAAGTTTAGGGCGATTAGACGGAGTGAAGAACGAATTACACTCTGTCGTTACGCATGCCATCACAGTGAGTAACGTCGATTTCGGTTGCATATGTGGGTTAAGAACAGAAGCAGAACAAGCTGACCTCGTAGCCCGTGGGGCTTCCCAGACGATGAAATCTAAACACCTTACAGGAGATGCCGTCGATTTAATGGCGTATATTTCTGGAAGGGCAAGCTGGGAGTTGAATCTGTACGATGACATAGCCGATGCTATGAAAGAAGCTGCGGTACGAGAAGGTGTTAAAATTCGTTGGGGCGCAGCATGGCACATAGATGACTTTCGTGACTGGGACGGTACAGCCGAAGAGGCTATGAACGCTTATATAGACCTACGTCGTTCTCAAGGTCGTCGCCCGTTTATAGATGGACCACATTTTGAGCTGATGTAATGCCTTTAAAGAAAGTAACATTTAAACCTGGAGTTAATAGAGAACGTACCCGATACACCAACGAGGGTGGGTGGTTTGACTGTGATAAGATACGCTTTCGCCAAGGTAGTCCTGAGAAGATAGGTGGGTGGACACGTATATCTGATAACACGTTTGACGGAAAGGCTCGTTCTATACGTGCATGGACAACGCTTGGTAGCATACCTTTGGTGGGTGTCGGTACACATAAGAAGTTTTATATAGAACAGGGGGGTAGATACTACGATATTACCCCTGTGCGAAAGACTACAACCAATGCTGCTACCCTTGCAGCGTCAAATGGATCTACCACAATAACTGTAACGGACAGCGGGCATGGCGCAGAGGTGGGAGACTTTGTTACTTTTTCAGGGTTTGTTACGTTAGGTGATGCTATAACAGCGGCTGTGCTTAACACGGAGCATGAGATCACAGCTGTTACATCAGCAAATGTATATACGTTTACCGCCACAGCCACAGCCACGGGCAGTGATTCAGGTAACGGTGCATCTGGAGCAGACGAAGTGGTACAGTACCAAGAAAATATAGGTAAAGAGGGGCAGACCGCCTTGACAGGTTGGGGCGGAGGTGCATGGAACGAAGCAGGTACAACATGGAATAATAGTGGGTCTACCTCGTTTGGTATTCGTTTATGGCATCAACAGAACTTCGGTGAAGATTTGGTATTGGGGTTTGATGGGGGTAAACTATACACATGGGATGTTACTAACGGTATATCTACACGTGGTGTGCTTGTGTCTGGTTTGTCGGGTGCATCAGGAGTTCCCACCACACACAACAACGTAATCGTATCCGACGTGAGTCGTTTTGTTTTTTGCTTGGGTGTTAACCCAGTAGGAAGTTCTGACATAGATCCTTTGCTTGTTCGGTGGTCTGACCAAGAAAGTTTGGTAGACTGGACACCTTCGGCTACAAATCAGGCAGGTAGTTTACGATTATCGCAAGGTTCAAGGATTGTAACAGGCGCAAACTCACGTCAAGCCGTGCTGATTTGGACAGATGCAGCGTTATACAGCCTACAGTACGTAGGTGCGCCCATAGTGTGGGGAGCTAACTTAGTTGGCGAGAACATATCCATAGCCTCTAAAAACGCTGTAGCGTATGCAAATGGTATAGCTTACTGGATGGGTACGGATAAGTTTTATAAATACGATGGTAGAACAGAAACACTACAGTGTGACCTACGTCGTTACGTGTTTAACGATTTTAACGAAAACCAATACGAACAGGTGTTTGCAGGTACAAACGAGTCGTTTAACGAGATATGGTGGTTCTATTGTGCAACAGGGTCAACCGTACCAGACAGGTATATAATATACAACTATTCTGAAAATGTGTGGTATTTTGGTAACTTAACACGTACAGCATGGGTAGATTCAGGAGCAAGAGATCACCCACTTGCGGCTACCACGTCAGGTAAGTTGGTAGAGCATGAGCAGGGGTTGGATGACAATGAAACAGGCACACCTGCAGCGATAACCGCGTTTATAACCTCCGCAGACTTTGATCTTGATGATGGACATAGGTTATTCTTAGTAAATAGAATTATGCCTGATGTGACTTTTGATGGCTCTACCATAGATAATCCGTCTGTTACGCTGACATTAGACCCACTAACAAACTCTGGGTCGGGTATCAAGTCTATCCCGTCAGAAGGCGGAAACAGTAGTGGTACAGTAACACGTTCTGCTACGTCTCCTGTAGAAGCGTTTACCAGTCAACTTGATGTGCGTGTTAGAGGACGACAGCTTAATTTAAGGATACAATCTAACGCTACAGGAGTGCAATGGCAGCTCGGCTCTCCTAGATTAGACATGCGACCTGACGGGAGACGCTGATGAGTATAGATTTAACAAATTATGACGTGCTTTTTCGCGCCCCTGCGTTGCCTTTACCGAGGGCAGAATACAGTCGCGAAGAAGCTATGAAGCTAAACGATGCGTTACGTCTGTATTTTAACCAAATAGACGAGCAGTTTAGAAAGAATACGTTGAAAGAGCAGTCAGATGCGCAGGGGTGGTTTCTTAGCTAATGGCAAATAATTATAAAAACTCTAAAGTAGACCTTTCAAGCACAAGTATAACCACTTTATATACCTGCCCTGCAAGCACCACAGCCCTTGTAAAGTCTATATTAGTATCTGAAGACTCAGGCAATGCTGACACTATAACATTGACCATAACGAGTGGGACTGATGTGTTTAGTTTGTATAAAGTAAAAGCTGTAAGTGCTAACGGCACGGTGGAGTTATTGACAGCTCCTCTTGTCGTGCAAGCTTCAGAGATACTAAAGGTAACAGCAGCAACAGCAAACAGACTACACGTGGTAGCAAGTTATCTGGAGTTAACATAATGGAGCTAAAAGATAGTAAGAAAGAGAAGTTAAGTTATAATCAAGTGTTGTTTGGCGCTATGACAAATTTAAAGAGTTCAGGACAGATACCAGAAGATGTTACCATGCGACAAGCCGCGGCTACGGTGCTTGAAGAGATAGGGAGTAAAAATGTGCAAACTGTGCAGATAGGTAATAGCATATTCGTAGGTGTATTTAACCGTGATAAAAATAACATGTATGTGCGAATATACAACATGGATATAGGACGTAATCTTTTGGATAGTATGTACAGATATGGAGCGCATTTACAGAAAAAAGGTGTAGCTTTTGCTAGTGCATACATAGGAGATGAAAGACTACTGCCAGGATTGCGTGTGTTAAAGAAAAGAGTCAAAGAAAAAGGCACGGGGTTTGACGTGGTAGAATTAGAAAAAGACGATGGTTACGGTATGTTTGTGAAGTTCGGTAAAGAACCGTTGATGGAGGCTGCGTAGTGGTAAATGCGGTAAAAGAGGTTGCTGATTTTGCAGGAGATGTTGTACGTGGAGTTGGTGACACAGTTGCTGATGTGTTACGCCCTGCGGGAGAGGCTATATTACGTAGTGATGAACTAAGAACTGTTGTAAATATAGGACTCGCAGCTGGAGGTCCTGCTTCGTCTTGGGCTATACCTATCATAAATGGTGCAAATGCTGTAGATAAAGGAGCCGATCCTGGAGATGTACTAAAAACTGTTGTTGTGTCTACTGTAGCCGCAGGTGCAGCCGATGCCGTGGGGGATGTAGTTGCACAAAGTATAACTGACCAAGTAGGTGATACTGTAGCTAATTTTGTGGCTGATACAGGCGTAAATGTGGTAACTAACGGTGGTGATATAGGGGCTGCTGTTTTTGATGCAGGACTAAAAGGCTCTCAGATTGTTTCTAATACAACGAACACTATAGTAGACTCTTTGGGCATAGACACTTCTACTGATCTGGGTAAATCGTTAGACAAGTCTTTAAAAACGGGTATATCAGCAGAGATTATGGGCGAAGACGGTGTAAAGGCGGCATCTATATCCGCCATATCAGACACAATTATCAATCCTGTGCTGGCAAAAGGAGAAGATTTAACTCCTGAAGCTCTTGGAGATGTATCCAAACTTGTTTCTACAGCGTTGGTTGCAGGTGCAAAGGGTGAGAATGTCTACGATGCCATAAATCAAGAGCTAGGCAATACAGCTACAGCTGACCTACGAGACCTTGTAAAAACAAAAGTTAAGGACTTTATAGACCCTGTAGAAGAACTGCCTATGGATACAGGAGAGTTCTTGACTGAAGCAGTATTACCTGATGCGAAGACGTTAGATAAGTTTAGAGACAAACCAGATACAAGCGTTACAGAGAGCGACTTACCTTATTCACCACAAAACTTACAAGCACCGTTTATATCAGAAGAGGAACGACAGAAGTTTTTAAATTCTACAGGTATAGATCTGGGTAAACCGTCAGATATAGCTAAACTTATGGACGACTATGAAAAAAGAGTAAGTGCTACAAGTAAATCTCTGTCAGAACAAGAAATACTAGATGACCCAAAAACTTTCAAAGGTCCTACAGGAGCAGGTATAGGGCCTGAAGTAACAGATGAAGATTATCAGAGTCAGTTAGCAGGTATATTAGGAAAAGGAGATGAAAAAGCAGATGCAGCTGCATTAAGAAAACAAGCTCTTTTAGCACCATACAAACAACTAGCTACCGATTTCGGGTTAAATTTTTC